TTTAGATTTTATAGTTACATCAAAATCTTTGTAACTATGCTTATTTCCTTTTCTTATTCCAGGCATCAAAGAGCTAACCCCCTTTCACTTAAATTTAAACGATTACCATTAATGATATCTGAATACGGTGCAACAACATTTGCTATTGTTTTGCCATCTACATTTAAATTTATAGATATTGTTGATGAAGAATTATTATTTAGATATCCCATTTTCTCCATAAGCTCCGGAATCTTACTCAATGGTAATATTGCCTCTGGACCAGCTTCTCCGCCTACCATAGCTTTCCCACTCATTGGATTAAATCCAAACATAGTAGGATTAGTCATTATCCCACCATTTTTATACCATTCTATCAATTTTGTTATCCTATAGGCTTTTTATCCTATAGTTCTTATAGTTTCCTATAAGTTCAGCATATATTTTCAACTCAATGAGTTGCAAACCACTCTTGGGAATGTTTTATTCTTTAGATACAAAGTCCAAAGGTTCAATTCCTATGCGTTACGGTGATTAAGGCTTTTTAATTCCTTAATTTACCTCGGTATTATCATGTATTTATAGTTATAATAAAGATCTTGATAAAATATCATTTATATTTGGATATTGATTGTATGGAATTCTCAATAATGAATACCCTTTATCAAAACAGAATTCATTCTTTAACAAATCATTCTTAATAATTTTTTCATATTGTAAATTCATTTCTTCTTCATCACTACTAAAATTTCCAATTCCAAAATGTTGTTTACCATCAAATTCAATTAACAATTTAATATCATTGTCTTTATTTAATATCGCAAAATCAAATCTCAACTTTTTAGATAATTTCAAAGTTTCAAATGTATACTCTGGTATATAGCTTATATTATTTGAGATAAGCCAATCCTCTATTTTCAATTCACCTTTAGATCTTGTGTTGTTGTTTTGTCTACATATTTTACAACTTCTAACATCATATCTTCTAAACATATCAAATAATGTTCTGAATTCATTTCCACAACTACACTGTATTCTAATCTTGGTATTTGAATTTTTATATTGATTACTAAGTAGCTTACATCCGCTTTTACTTTCAGATTCAATATAATTTTTAATATATTTGTAATCTAATTTTCTTTTATCTGCTTGAATATTTCTACCACATTGTTGACACTGTCTTTGACTATTGTTTTTAAAATGCTTAAATGGAACTAGAAATTCATTTCCACAACTACACATCATTAATAATTTACTATGTGCGTCAACATACTCATTAGATAACAATTTACAATCACTATTGCTTTCTACAAACTCCCTTACTTCATCGATTGACATTCTTCGTGAAGTGGCACCGTTTAATTTTCCACATTCATTGCATTGTCTTTTGTTTCTTCTTAAAAACTTCTCAAATGTTGCTTCAAACTCATTACCACATTTACACAATAACTTTAATTTTGTAGAACTGTTTTTGTATTCATTAGATAATAATTTACAATTTGAATTTGATTCTATTATTTCTTTAACTTCATTAAAAGTATATCTTTTTATTTGTAACACCCCTTTGATACCATTTTATATAATATACATTATGGTATTTTGTAGGATTTATCAACTATAAATATTTAGATTTCACCGATTTTGGTTTGTTTTCAATAACTAATCACTTAGTTATGCGGCATTTCTACCGAACTTTGGTACACTTGGCGGATTTAAACTAAATTTACCGCTAATACTAATATGAGGTAACTTTAATTTCGGTAAGGACCAACTAAAATTAAAGAATGATTTTATTTTCTGAATCGCATTATTAACTTTATTTTTAGCATTTTCCATTTTTTCATTAAATCCATTAACTATCTTTTGAAGAACTGTATTTACTATATTAGCTGCTCCTTGAAAATCACCACTAAATATAGCTTTAATTAAAGAAATTGCAGTTTTAACAACGCTTGTAGCAGTATTCAACTTAGATGTAAAGAACCCAACTATAGATGTAAGAATACTTGCTGCTAATGCTAATATTTGACTTAATCCATTATTCCATACAACCTTTATTAAACCCCACGCCGTAGATATTATATCCTTCACTATTGACATAACATTAGATATTATAGATTGTATTTGTGAAAATACTTCATTTACCTTATTTCTAAAGTTTTCATTTTCATTATATGCTTTTACTATAGCAGCAACAAATACGCCTATCACTGATACTACAGCTATAATAGGACCAAGTACACTTGCCATAACTCCTATTAATCCACTTATACCACTACTAAGAAATGCTACTACTCCACCTGCATTTGTTATAATTGGAGACATTGTAGCAAATGCAAAACCTACTTTACCAACAAATGAAATTAATGTACCTAATACAACTAAAACTGGACCAATTGCTGCTAAAAGACCTGCTATTATTAATATTGTATTCTGCATTTCTGGACTAAGATTTTGGAATCCTTCACAAAGTTTAGATACAAAATTTGCTCCTTTTTCTATATAAGGTAAAAATCGTTCACCTATAGTTATTCCTACGCCCTCAAGTGCAGATTTCATTTTAGTTATGGCACCTTGTGCTCCACTATTCATAGTTTCAGCCATCTTACTAGCTGCGCCATCAGCATCATTTATGTATCCACTTAGTTCATTAAATCTCTCTCCTGAATTTGCTAACAGTGCATTTACTGATTTTAAATCAACCTTGTTAAAAATACTATTTAAAACTTGTGTCTGCTCACCTTGTGTCATTGTACTTAAAGTACTATCTAAATCCTTAAATATATCATTAAGAGGTCGCATATTACCTTGAGCATCAAATACTTCAAGTCCTAATTCTTGCATTTTCTTAGCAGCCTTGTCAGTAGGTGCAGATAAGGATAAAATTACGTTTCTAAGTGCAGTTCCTCCTTCTGCTCCTTTGACACCATTATCTGCTAATATACCTAGTGCCGTATTCATTTCAGTAGTACCGCCTGCTAATACCTTAGCCGTTCCTCCAACAGTCAATATAGCTTCTCCTAATTGAGCTACACTAGTATTTGATTTTTGAGAAGTCTTGGCCATTTTATCTACAAAACTTTCAGTAGTACCTGCCATTTCACCTAAAGCTGACATACTATCAGTTACCATATCTGATGCAGTCGCTAAATCCATACCACCTGCTGCTGCTAAGTTTAAAACACTTGGTAATGTAGATACAGATTTATCTACATCATATCCTGCAAGAGCCATATAGTTTAAGGCTTCAGCTGCTTGAGATGCACTAAATTGAGTTGTTTTCCCCATATCTTTAGCAGCATTTTCTAATTTTTTGAAATCCTCACTCCCATTAGCTATTTCCTCTGATGTCATTCCCATAGTTGCAGCAACTTGATTCATAGAACTTTGGAAATCCATAGCAGTTTTTCCACTAGCAACAGCTAATGCGGTTATAGGAACAGTTAGTCCTACAGTTAATTTCTTACCTACACTTGATATCTTTTCTCCTGCTTGCCTCATTTTATCAAAGGTTTTTCCAACTGAACTACCTTTTTTATCAATAGAATCAAGTTTCTTTAGAGCTTCCTCATCTTTGATAACGATACTACCAAACAGTTTAAAAATTTCCATATTCTATACCTCCTTCCTAGCTTTCTTTTGCCTTATCTCAGAAACATCTTTTAATATGTCATCCATGCTAGAAAGTGTACTTGTAGTTGGAGTTATAAGTTTATTCTTATAATCACCAAAACTTACAAATGTCTTTTCATCCATATTTGGATATAGCGTAAGCCACATACTAAAGGCTTTATTTTCAAAATCTTTTTCATATGCTTTGTTTATAAGTTTGATTGCATTTTCCCAATTCATATTAAAGATATAATCAATATTTGAATATCTGCTTAAAAGAAGATCTAAACAGTCATCTACATCAACTTGCTTACAAGTGTAAAAAAATTACTATCTTTAACCATATTTTTAAATTCAACTATTACTTCTGCGACTTCATCTAAATCTTTATTTCCAAATTCTTCACCCGAGCATCCACATAAATCGCCTAAAAACTCATTAACCTCATCTTGAGCTAAATGTAAATTCTCAAGTACGCTTTTAAACATATTTATACCTACATTTATTTGCATAGATTCGGTATCTTTAGAACCTACAGTAACTCCACTCATATCTATATTAAAATCAATCTTCTTTAATATTCTAGACATCTTAAATATGTCATTTCCATTTAATTTTCTTAGTTTCATAAATTATCCCTCCTTTTTCAATGGTATAAACACCTTAAGACATTTTTACAACCACCTTAGAATCGATTCTATGAGGTCGATTTTTTGAAAATAAAAATAGCACTAAATTAATAGTGCTATTTTTATAATTATTTTATAAATTCAACATCCCAAGGTTCATTTTCCATATCATCTTCGTCATATGTACCTACATATGTCAATGCTTGTATAACTTCATCTTTATCTTGTAAGGTCCAATCTAAATTTTCAAGGTTTATTGCATTTTTAAGAGTTATTATTACTCCTTTACCTTGCTTAGTTTTTCCAGTCCATTTTACAGTTTTATAATCTTCTGTTGATATATCTGTTTTACCAGTTACTTTTGTATTAGTATCTGTTGTTGACTGCATACCAGGATAATAATTAGTAAAGTCTTCTGGTAACATACTAAGAGCATTTATTGTAAGCTTAGGTACAGATTTATCTATTACAGTTCTACCTTTAACAGGACCTCTATCTCCATCTGCTTCTATATCTCTATATTCTCTTTCAATTACAAATTGACCGCCGCCTCTAGTTATGGCTATATCTTTTCCACCTATAGAGAATACTCCATGTCCTAAAATTATCATATCTATTTGTTCCTCCTATTTAAAATAAGTTTGAACATTAAATCTAAGTTGCCTTCTTTTTAATGTTTTATCAGGATCTTCTACCTTTAATCTTTGTTGCCTATAAAATGTAGGTAAAACAAATTCATTAGGTAAATTAGCTTCATCTAATAATCTATCAATAGTGTCTGCTAAGTCCTCTATTACCATTGATGAATCATTTCTATCCCATATATCAATCGTTAGTATTAAATCATCCCTATGACTCTTTAATCCATCATTTATATTAAATACAATATATGGATATTCTGCATTCTTTGGTGCATTTTCATGATACACTCTAGGATGCTTACTTTTTAAAGTATCTAAAATTAATTTAAGTAATTTATTCATCACTATTCAACTCACTATATACTTGTTTTGTTAAAGTCGTAATTGTATCAACATTTTCAAGTACTGTAGGCATTAAAAATGGTTCTGCACTCATTTGACTATTGCCAAGTTCCCATGCAGGTGCATAAAAGGACTTACTACCAATTAGTAAGTCCTTTTCTTGCTTTCTTGCCCAGTATTGTATGCTTCTTCTTAATCTACCACTTTTTCTACGTGCTTTTCTTCTTACTTCACTTGCTAAAAATTGTCCAATAAAATTATATACACGCTCAGGCTTCTCCTGTATTTTCTTTTTAGCCTTATCAACTTTTGATATATATGATTTTTGCTCTGACCTAGCCTTAGCCATTTACAACACCTTCTAATATAATTTCTAACTTATCTACACTTACTTCATAAGTTCTAATTATCTTATATTCTTTGTTGTTATACCTTGCTTGTGTCTCATCTTCGTATTCAAATGAATTTATTTCAAACTTAATTTCAGGTTTAAATCCACTAGCCTGTGCTTGGTAAAATTCACTCTGTTTAATACTTTTTCTTTTACCAAAGATCTCTTTATATTTTTTTATTGGTATATTATCACCTATTTCATTTTGTTCTGTTATTATATCTATTAACTCTAATACATCATCAAAACTACTCATTATAATCACCACACAAACTTAAATGTTGTTTTAAAGATTCATATGATGCTTGATACTTCTCACTATATTTATTATCTAATCCAAAATTAGCCTTACAATATGTTTTTATTGCTTGACGTATTAAAGGATCATCCTCTTTTACATTAATTATTCCAGATATTTTTAAATCTATCTCTGCCGATTGAATTAAATCTGATATTTCTTCATCAAAGGCACTACTTTTTATTCGTAGTGCCAATTTGATAGATTCTAACATATAAATTCACCTATTCTATGCCTTTTTTAATATAACTAAAGAATCCTTTTGAAGTACTTTACCATCAACTAACATTATAGCCTTAGTTACTTGATCGTCAGTGTCATTATCTTCGTATCTTTTCATAGTCATATTTAAGTTTGTATTTAATACATAATCTTTAAAGTTGAATAAGAAAGCAAATGCTTCTTGTGATATTGCTGCATCAAATGAAGGTAAGTAGTTACATAATATAACTTGTCTACCTAATAAAGTTCTTTCAGGTTTACCACCTATTCCATAGTTAACTCTCGCTATTGGTTGTCCAGCAGAATCTTTCATTCCTTGATATGTCATAAATGTTTTTTTAGTCATGCAGTAAACTGCCCCAGATTCATATTCTAAAGGTAATGCACTTTCTGCATCTATTAAAGTATCATAATCTATAGTATCAACCTCTAAACTTTGTCCTTCATTTGGAGTTTCTTTTAATATACCTTTTGGTTGACCTACTCCAGTACCATTTATTATAGATTCCTCTATCGCCTTTGTCATCGCTTCAACTACATTATTTATTAAAGTAGTTTCAAATACTGGTAATGCCATTGTATCCATTTCTAAAGACATAGATACTGCACATCTTAATTTATAATAAGCAAATGTTATTGTACCTTGTACTTGTTTCTTTTGTTTATCACTTGTTGCTCCTTCTGCTACCCAAGATGCAACAGGCTTAACTGTAGATGTAGGAACTGTTACTCCACCTTTTATAGATGTTCTAGTAACTAACGGTAATATCATTCCAGTAGCTTCTATTTTTTCTATTATTTTTTCTAATACTGTAGTAGGTATCATTACTGAAGCATCTGTAGTTTTAGTATTTTCATTTGCATTCATAAATTCTCTAGGCATTTCAACCCCTCTTGATACATAGTTCATAAATGCTTTTCTATATTCTACTGAATTAGTTAAATCTTCTTCTATTGCATTACTTGTATTTGCTAACACAGTTCCTCCGATAATATTTTTAGAGTTATTCTCTAAGTTTGTTACTTTTGCATTATCTTTTAATGCATTTAAGTTAGCTGTTGCTTTAGATCCTTCTTCAAATTTATTATCTAACTCTTTTATTTCTTCCATTTTAGCATTAGCATCTTCTATTTTACCTTCATTTATTAATGCTTCTGCCTCATTGTATAATCCATTTCTTAATTGTAAATACTGTTCTCTGTTCATATTATTTTTCTCCTTTTAAATTTAATAATTTTAATTTTGCTTGTAGTTTTTGTTGCATAAAAAAATCAACCGTACTTTCTTTAGGTTGATTCATAATTGGATTAAAGTTTCTAAACCTTTCAAGTAAGTTATTATCTATCTTACTTACTGAGTTACACATACTTACTGCACTATTTTTTAATAGATCTACCATTGATTTATCTACTTTTTCATCAGTAAACATTATTTCATCAATAAGACCTAATTCTAATGCTTCTTCTGCGGTAAGCCATGTTTCTTTATCCATCATCTTTTTAATTTCTTTTTCATCTAGTCCAGCTTTCATTATATAGGCATTAGATATTGTTTTATTTGCTTTTTTTAATATTTCTGCTGTATGCTCCATATCTCTATAATCTCCACTAGCTTTTGTTGAAACATTGTGTATCATTATCTCTGCTAAAGGAGACATTTTGCATTTACCAGCCATAGCTATAACACTTGCTATACTTGCACATAGTCCATGTATTTCAATTATTACATCGCCTTTATATGTCATTAGCATATTGTAAATATCGCATCCAGCAAAAACATCTCCTCCGCCACTGTTAATTCTAACGGTTATTGGTTGTCCATTTGCTCTACTTAATGCATTCTGTACTGTCTTTGGAGATACTGCTTGTATTCCATACCATGAATATAGCCACTCATTTCCACTTGGTATTACTTCACCTTTTACATCAACGAATATCAATACTATTCACCTCCTTTCACAACTGCTGTATCTAATCTTCTTATTGGTTCATCTCCACCTTCTATAGGATGTAAATTAAGTGCTTCTCTCCATTCATTAGGTGTTAATGCTCCTCTATCTACCATTTGAACTAAATTTAATTTAGTTGATATACTGGCATATTGTAAATTAGATGCTTCAAATACAATTTTATTTCCAAAGCCTCTTTCTCTTCTAGTAAATAGCTTTCTAGTAAATTCATTACTTAGTTGCATAGCTAAAGGTTCTATTTCAGCTTCAAAATAAGAAATCCACTCATCTTCTGTATATTTACTTTGTACTATTTTTTCATTTGTATTAAAAAACGAATAAATACGTTGTACAGTTTTTTCAGTTTGAGTTGCATTTGGTACATAATCTTTAGGTTCTACTTGTTTTGCATCAAATTTAGCATCTGTAGCAGCTGCCCCTCCACTATTTTCTATATTTAAGAATGTATTAGTGAATTTTTTAGTCTGCTCTTCCATATCTTCCGGTCTAAGTGTTTGATTGAATTTAAGTAACCAACGTATTATTCCACCATTTTTAACAGCCTTTACAATACCTTGATCTGTTGTATTTACTATTTCCATTAATGAAGTAAGAGCCTTTGTTGGACTATCTCCAAATATGTCATTCTCATTGAAATCTTTTCTAATATGTATTATATCCTCATATGGATAAGTTACCATCTTACCATTTCTCATATTAAATCTTATATAGAGGTATCCTTCCTTATCATATAGCGCTTCCATACCATTAGCTATTATCGGATATAACTCCATAGGATATCCATTTTCATCTCTATGTATATATATAAAAGCATTATTATTTAGTTCAAGTTGAGTTGTTATTTTCTCGAATAATACTTGTCCTGACATATATGGATTAGGGTCCTCTAATAAAAATCTAATATATGGCTCTGGATTAATTGAAAATCCTTCTGTAGAGTTTCTTATATGTTTAGGTACTAATTTACCTATTGCCTTAGCTTTTGGTCTTATACATGAACGTACAATATCTGATTGATACAAATTTCCGTTCCAAGTATAAAATCCATTACCTTTATCAATTATCATTTCATATCTAGTTAGCGATGGATTTTTGTTAAAAAATTTATTTAGCATTCCCATTTTTATCACCTCCTTTCTAAATTATAGATTGATACTCTGACATCTTATCTTTCAATACTACATATCCGATTATTAAAGATACCGCTCCATCTATACGTTTACGTGAATCTACTCCTTTAATTGGTTGTATATTACCATTTATATCAACTTTTATTTCAGTATTAGATAAGCACCATTTATCTATTGTATTATTGTTATATATAACCTTATGAGCCATTAAATCTGCTCTTAATTCTTTCATAGGAGATGATAAAGTAAGGACACCTTGTCTAACTTTAATCATAGCTTCTTTTCCAAATTCATTTTCATATGCTAATAATAAACTATCATCAACATGCCATGGATCATAACCAATCCAAGGAATATAAATATCATATTCATCTCTTATTTCTTTAAACCACTCTAACATATGATATTTATTAACCTTATTACCAGGACATACTCTTAATAATCCTTGTTTTTCCCATAATTTATAAGGAACCCCATCAGCTTCCTTGTTATCTTCCAAATTATTAAGTTTTCCTTCTGGAATAAAGTACATTGACATTACATAGATATTTTCATCATTAGGTCTCATACATAATACTTTAGCACTTGCTAAGTCTGTAGTTTCTGCTAAGTCAAAGCATCCTATGCCATATCTGAATCCCATATCTTTAATATCAAACTTAGTTTCATTATTAAGTTCATCCCATCTAAGCCATGCACTAGAAGAGTTTTCCTTCATGTTAAAATCCTTAACCATTACCGTAGCTTTAAATGTTGGGTCATTCTTAGCTTTATTTACATATTCTCTTAAAGTATCTACTTTCTTTATTGTCCCAAGTCCTGGATTAGCTTTTATCCAACATTCTTCTTTATCCCATTCATCTTTATCATCTAATTCATAAATAAATGGTAAAAATGTATCATCTATAACTTTATTTTCATCAGTAGAGGTATATCCATCTAATACTTTACAAGCATAATCATATTGAGCATCAAATATAGATTCTCTTACAAATCCATTTGTAGTTATACAAAATAGTAAAGGTTGATTTCTAGATGACATAGATTGTTTCATTAGGTCATATAAATCTCTATTCTTAATAGCTGCTAACTCATCAATAGTTATCATATGTCCATTAAGTCCATCAAGACCATTTGAATTACTTGCCAATGCTTTTATATACGATAAAGTAGGGTTAAAAAATAAATCTGATTTTCTTTTTCTTATATGTTTACTCAGTAGTGGAGATTGTTTTACCATATTATGAATTTCATTAAAACACTTTTGAGCCTGTTCGAGTTTAGTTGCAACACAGTAGTTTTCTGCGGCACCTTCTCCATCTCCTATGAGCATATATAAATTAACTGCGGCTAACTCAGTTGTTTTGCCATTTTTTCTGCCTTCTATAGTTAAACTTTCTTTATATTTTCTAAGACCAGTATCTTTATGCACAAATCCAAATATAGCTTGAAACTTAGCTTTTTGAAATAATTCTAGTTTTAAAGTAGTTCCCATATTTCCTTGTGCTTGTTTACAAAATGTTTCTATAAATTCAATAGGCTTAAGGCTTAATTCTAAATCAAATATATAATCGCCTTTAGGATTATATAAATCATCAACTAACTTAGCATACACTTGCTTTATTCTATGACAAGCAACTATTTCACCAGATATAATTTTTTGATAATATTCTTCTATGTATGTTCCTGTCATTTCTTAATCTTATTCCTATTTAAAAATTCAAGAAGTTCATCAGCTTCTTCTTTTTTAACCTCTACTGGTAAAAGATCTATTAGTTGCTTCATAACATTTGAGTATCTTTGAATAAAAGTAGTATAAATTTTGACCTCAGGTCGTTCTCTATTAAATCTTTGTTCCCCTTGTTCAAATACTTCAGTAAATCCATTTTTTAATAAATTTTCTCTTAATTCTTCTAATGAGATTTTTATAAAGGCTGCTTCATTAATAAGTCCTTCTAATACTTTAATTTTTTCTTTTGGGAACTCTTTGTATAATTTCTTAATTCTATTTATTTCTTGTTTAATATTTTTTTCTTTATCTAAATCCTTCTCAAATTGCTCTTTTAATTGTTCGACTTTACTTCTCATTTGTACCCCCTCTATTTTTGAAAATTTCATGTGGAGGAAAATTAAAGTCCCTACTCCATACGGTCTTCCCTGGTACCCCCTTATGTATTTTAAGGGGGGGATAGTACTATGCCTTATGTTTAGCGAACCAATTCTCGATTAACCCTTTATGTAATTCTTTATCAACTCTTTCATTATCATGCTTAATACGTTCTAAGCATTCATCTATAGTAGAATACATATATATAACCTCTGCATTTAATCTATTAGCTAATTCCTCTCGCTCTTTCTTATCAGGAAGTAAACCTATAACCCACATATTTTTACTATCCACTGTCTTCTCTTCTATTCTCTTATATATATAATCTCTAATACCTATTGCTATATCTAATAGATTATTAGCTATTCTAGCCTTATCCTCCATACTTATAGCTTGCATAATTAAGTCTAAGTCTACTACTAAATCTCCTTCTTTTTTATTATCTCTTACATAAGTAGTCTTACCAGATGCTGGTGCTCCATAGACTATATATGTTTTACATTGAACATAATTTCCTTCTTCATCAAAGTACATTCCATTATTAGTTATCCTTTTTCTCTTAGATTTCTTCGCCTTTCTATTATTAGGTTGCCATGGATGGCTATACCTATGTTTATCAAAATGACACTTCTTACAAAGTAAAACTAAGTTATCCTCATTAGTTGTTATATCAGGATTATTTATATTCAATGGAGTTAATGGTTGAATATGATGAACTTCTTCTCCTGGTTTTTCACATTCAGCACATAGTCCATGATACTTTTTTACAATATATAATCTACATTCTTCCCAAGCCTTTGAATTATAAAAACTTTTACTAAATTCTCTTGCCATTAAACTCACCTCAATTTAGCTTCATAAATTAGCTATAAATCAGCTTTATTTTTATACGAACATTGTTTATATTCCAACGTTTATAGTTTGTATTTTATATCAATAAATACCTTATTTACCTAGAGAATACGGAATTCTTTTTTTATGTTTTCTTCTATTATAGTAAAATTAAAAAACTACCCTTAATTCTTTTAACTTTATTTTTTAGGAATTAATAAGTAAAAATAAAAAAATTTACAGAAAATCATCTAATGATTTACTATAAGTATCATATTTTAATCGTTCTAAATCTAAATATAATTTAGTCTCTTCTATACTAGAATGGCCTAACATTTCCTTAACTGCGATTATGTCATATCCACTTTCAACATATATCTTGTATGCATATGTCTTTCTCATACAATGAGCTGTTGTATAATATAATCCTAAATATTCTCCTGCTTTTTTTAAGATTTTACTAATTGTATCAACTTCTATATGACTATCACCCTTATTACTCTTAAACATATATTCATAATCTTCTTTATCATCAATATATGCTTTTAATCTAGATTTAAGTTTTTTACTCATTGGTACTCTTCTAGGTTTAATATTCTTTTTTCTTATATTCTTAGTGTTCTTTTTCTTATTTTCTAAGATTATAAATTCCTCTTTTTTAATAGCTTCTTTAACATCACCTACAGTTAACTCAACAAGATCTCCTGCTCTAAAACCCGTAGTGATTCCAATTTGAAATAATATAGAGTTTCTTTTCCCAAACCTATCACTACTAGCATCTAAATAAGCTATCATTCTTTTTACATCTTTTACACTCTTTATAGGTTTAGATGCGCTCTTTGTTTTTCTTTTTCCCATTTTTACAACATCCTCTTTCTCCTCTCTTATCAAACTTAGGTTTCTTTCTCATTTCTATATCTAATTTTCTTAACTTACTATCTTCTAACTCATGTATCATTTTAATTTCATTTGCATCTATCCACTTTTTCATATTCATTCCCCTTTAACTGAATACAAAAAGACCCATACATAAAATGTATGAGTCTCTTTAAATACATCTAAAAAATTACTGAACTAAGTATAAGAATAAGTTTACCAATCTTACCCTCGTAGACGTTAAGATATTGCTACTAATATTTTTCTATATTAATAATATAGCACATATTCTGTCCCCAAAGTGTCCCCTATTTGTCCCCTTTTGTATTTTTGTGTAAAATTTATAAATATATTGCATCTTCTCCGAAGATATAATATGCTAAATCACATATTGCATTATCATGCATTCTTGCAACATAACTTTTTGTATAATTAACTTTTTTAGCTATATCTCTAAATGAATTATTCTTAGTTTTTGCTAAATATCTTATGTCTATAATTTTTTTCTCAATTTCTTTTAATTCTCTAGAATATAATTCAAACATTCTTACATAATGATTTATTCTTTCTACTTGGGCTTGTAAACAACATATCTTACTATCTGTAGTTATTATTAAATCATCTATACCTTTATAACTACTCTTTGATGACTTAATCCCTAATTCATTCTCAAAGTTTATACTTAAATTTATCCCTTGTGTAGATTTTAATAATTGTATTTCATCTTCTAGCATAGCTTTTTTATCTATCTTTTTTCTTAAATCTTTAAGATATATTTTCGTTTTATCTATGTACTCATCTTTTATATTCATATTTTACACCCCATAATATTTATTATTTGGTGTATCCCCCTGTTAAAGTCTATAACCCCCATTATAGACTTCCCTTAGCCCCTATTTTTTAATTAAATTCTCTAAAATGGTATATCATCATCTTCTATAGCATTCCATCCACCATGTTCTAATCCTACTCCTGGTTCAAATGCTTGTTCTTGATTATTATTTTTTCTATTATCTAAAAACTGTACCCTATTAGCATTTACTCTTACTGCTCTTCTATTTTCTCCAGCTTCATTTTTATAATTATCTATTCTTAGTGAACCTTGAATACCAACTAAGCTTCCTTTCACTATATAGTTAGCACAGTTTTCTGCACTCTTCCCCCATACTTGTATATCTATAAAATCAGTTTCTTTCTTTCCACCTTTTCCAGTAAACTCTCTATCAACTGCTATAGCGAATTGTGCAACAGGCGTTCCACTTCCTGCTATATATCTAAGTTCTGGATCTCTTGTTAACCTTCCTATAAGTATTATTTGATTCATACTATCTCCTCCTATTTTTTGAATGTCTTATATATGCTTGTAGGCTATTAGCTACACTTATTAGTTGACACGCTATCTCTTCAACTTGTATTGACTTATATGTATCTTGTCCTTCTTTTTTTAACTTCTCCCCCAAGTAATTTACACTACTTACAATTTCATTATATTTCTCATAACTAAAGTTACTCATTTTATTCCCTCTTTTAGTTAACTAAATTATTGTTTTAATCCCTATCGTAAAGTCACCATATTTGGATATCTCTTTTTTTGTTCATCATGTTGTAATATATCTAATATATATTTTGCATTCATATGATCATTTAATATTAATACAAGTTTTCCATTTTCAAATATCCCATAATCACAAACTGCACTTCTTATTTCATAACTTGATTTATTTTCCATAAATTAAAATCTCCCTTTTGTTTGCTATTCATCTTCTGTTTCTTTTAAATATTCTTCTTGTGAAATCTCAACCACTTCTACACCTTCATCCCAGTTAATTTTCGCAACTTTAAATTTTTCTGCATCTTCTTTATTCTTAAATTCCATACCGATTTTTAGATATAACCCATCTCCTAATGGATGCTTTATTGTTTTAAAATATCTCTCAACTTTTATTAGTGTCATAATCTCCACCACCTATTTAAATTCATCACCTGTTACATAAAAATAACTTTTATCTTTATATCTAAGATTTCTTTCAAATTCTTTACTAGTACTTATGACTAATAAATCTCTTATTTCTTGATCACGTTCTTCAAATACCTCTAAAGCTGCATCTCTAGTAACTGTTATATTAAACTCATGTCCATGTTCTATTATTCGTTTTAGAAGTTCTGTTGCAACATAAAATTTATCTTGTATTTCTTTATTTTTAAATTCCTTATTCTTAGGAAACTCTATAATATTTCCTAAAAGTTTTAATTGCTCTGTTTTCATAAATTAAAACTCCTCTTTTAACTGTATACCTTATCTTTATCTATAACCAATAATCTTAACGCTAGTACACTTTCATGTGAGTTGTAATCTTCGCCTTTATTACAGAATATAATCGTATAATCTATTTCTGTAATATACATACATGCAAATCTTTCAAATGCTTTATCTTTATTTACAAAGTGTGATTTATCTTCACCTTCAATTTTTATACTATAATTCTCAAAGTTTGATATCCTTAAAAGCTCTTTTACTTGCATAATAACCCTCCTATAAATTTCTAAGCCAACAACCGCATTTATTATCTATAACTTGCTGTCTACAATAGAAACATAATACTTTTCTTGTCCACCACTTATTTTTAATCTTCATACTAAAACCCACCTTTTGTTTGCACTAATAACAAAGTATCATAACACTTTGAACTAAGTTATTATTAATCGAAACACAAGTTGAAAATTTTATATCTAATTCATATCCTTTATCTTGAAATTCTTGAAGATACTTATTAAATTCTTTTTGGAATACTTCACAATCTTCATTTGAAATAACTCTATATTCTCTTATAACTTTCATAACTTCACCTCTTAAAATATGTTTTTACTTTCCTATATGTTTTGGTAATACTCCAGTTTTTAAATACTCCTCTAACTGTTTCTTACTCATTTTATAAGTCTTAACCTCACTAGTATGTTCGTTCTTATACTCATACTTAAGTTCATCCTTATATTGACCCCAATCCCAAAGCTTTGGAATAGAATTTTGTCTTATATAATTTTCTGTAAGTTTCATTTTCTCAACCTCATAATATACTCGCCTTTAACTTATCTTAGATAAATCTTTTATTGTCTTTGTTTCATATCTAATCCTATATCTTTTATACATAATCCCTCTGTTTGAGATAGTAACTCTAACTCTATCGTAAGTACATCCAAAGTACTCTGCACATCTAGATATATTATCAAATCTAAATTCTTCTCTAGTTTCTATATCATTTACAACTACACTTTTTTTATTTCTTTCTATTCTATCTAAAACTAAATCTTCAAAAGCAAGATAATGTTCATCATTTTTAAAACTAAGAAGTCCTTTAGTGTTAATTTTTATATACCATTCAAGTTCATCTCCCCAAATCATACCATCTTTCATTAAGTATCCTGCTATTTGAGATGCTATTTTTACATGAGTTTTTGTTAACATATTAATTCTCTCCAACTATCTATTATTTTTTGCTAAATATATAGTTAAATCTAGCAATAAGTATCCAAATGATAAAATCCAAATGAGTGTATATATATCCTTCAAGCTATTTCCTCCTTAATTATATTATCTCCAGTGTGATGCTAACTGCTATAATCAGCACCACACCTATTAATAGATTTGAACTTTCCTTATTCAAAGGCTAATGCCAACTCCTTTAACTCAAGGATCTTCTTCTCTGCCTTTTCTCTTATTCGAATTTTTTTAGTTCTTCTAGCTATTTCTTCATATCTAGCAACATCTTTGTTATAGTTACATCTTAAAAAGAATTTTAATATGTCTATCTTCTTATCTTTTTCAAGGTTATCTTCTTGATAACTAGTAATCTTCTTTTCTAAAACCTCACTATATTCAACTAATTTATTTAAAGCATCATCCTTTTCTTCTATTCGTTTTCTTAAAACTGAGGTTTGAACTGTTAATCTTGCGTTTTCTGCACTTATTTTCGTATTTTTATCATTGTAATGTTTTAACTGAGACTCAAATCCATCTTCTAGCTCTTCTATTGCAATAATTTTACCTTCTTCAAATCCTTTTTTATATGAAATATCACTTTCTTGCTTTAATATTTCTTCATGCTTTTTCTTTAGTATAATCATACTTTTGCCCCCTATTTTATGTTAATTTGTTTCTTTTACACTGCTATATACAGATTGCCTTTCCTTCTGTGTTGTAACTACTATATGGTCTACCCATTGGCTTAACCTTACAACTTCATTCGAGAGACCATGTTTTAAAAACATAGTCCCTAGTATATCCTTTATCTCTTCAAAGCTTTGTTCCTCTATATTTAGATTTATCATTTGTCCCCCCTAGATGCTTTTCTACATCTGTAAAAATAATGTTATAAGCCTCCTGCTCTGTTATTTCCATTTTTTCTTTTATCTCTAGTGCTTTAACCCTTATGATTTCTGCTGCTTCTGTTATAGTCATATAATC